TGATAGGGCTGCGTTTGAGTGGCGTGCTAAGTGGCTAACGCAGGCACATAAGCATCAGATAATGCCACCAGGGGACTGGTGGAGTATCTGGCTTTTGTGCGCTGGGAGGGGAGCGGGCAAGACGAGATTAGCCGCTGAGCAGATAGCGTGGCTTACATGGTCCAACCCAGGGACTCGAGCGTTAGTAGCCGCCCCGACCTCCTCTGACGTTCGTGGCACCTGCTTTGAGGGTGATAGCGGGCTGCTCAATGTAATACCGCCCGCGCTGGTGGAGGACTACAACAAGAGCCTTCACGAACTGCGCCTAAAGAATGGCAGCCTCATCAAGGGTATCCCAGCAAGCGAGCCGGAGCGCTTCCGCGGCCCTCAGTTCCACTATGCCTGGGCCGATGAGCTAGCCGCCTGGGACTACCTGCAAGCGGCGTGGGACCAGATCCAATTCGGTTTGCGGCTGGGTAAACGCACGATCATGATCTGCACCACCACGCCGAGGCCCAAGGATCTGATCATTGACCTCATTGGCCGGGATGGGGAGGATGTGGTGGTAACGACCGCCTCCACCTACACCAACCTATCCAACCTGAGCCAGAACTTCCAGAAGCAGATCCTGCAATACGAGGGCACGAAGTTAGGAAGGCAGGAGATCTACGCCGAGATTATTGACCCCGAGGAGTCTGGGATTGTTAAGCGGGATATGTTCAAGCTTTGGCCTGTTGATAAGCCATTCCCGCGGTTTGAGTACATTATTCAGAGTTATGATTGCGCCTACACAAAAGAGACGCATAACGATCCGACTGCCTGCATTACCTTTGGCGTATTCAAGCCGCTTGATAGTCCGATGGCGGTAATGGTAATTGATTGCTGGCAAGACCGATTACAATACCCAGACCTGCGCCCTAAGGTAGTTGAGGAGTTCGAGAATGTTTACGGTGAAGGCAAGGATCGCAAGCGTGTTGATCTCATCCTGGTTGAAGATAAATCAGCCGGGATTAGCCTCATCCAAGACCTACAAAGGGCCCATCTCCCCGTGCGTTCGTACAACCCCGGGAAGGCGGATAAGATGCAGCGCCTGAATATCGTCTCCAACATCATCGCCCGCGGCAGGGTATGGATACCGGAGAGCAGCACCAGGCCGGGATTCGTGAGGGACTGGGCAGAGGGTATGGTTAGCCAGCTCTGCTCGTTCCCCGAGACTACCCACGACGATTTCGTTGACTGCACATCGCAAGGGCTGCGGTTCCTGCGTGACTCGGGTTGGATTGAGATTGATCCTCCACCTCGAGACCCCTACGACGACGACGACTACGCCGATTCCAGCGCCGGCAAGAAGCGCGTTAACCCCTACGCGATTTAGGTGACGTATGCCGATTGACCAGAAGATGCTTGATGAGGAGCTGCAACAAGTTCGCAACCGAAAGAAGGGTGGTGATCGCAAGGATCTGTCTGGACTGGATGTGGCCGTAGCCAATCGGTTTGGGTTTGATCCTGAAGTGGAGCGCTTGGGTCTGCTTCCGTATCCGCGTGGGGCCCTGACGAAGGGTAGCAAGGTTGACTGGTCAGATTGGGTTGCGCCTCAGTTCGTATATGACGCGGCTAAGGCGTTCTCCCTGCCTGGCTACGCGGCGCAGGGTGGAGAGTATTCACCCGAGGACGTGGCGAACATGGCCGCAACTATTTCCGGCGGCGGGATGGCGTTTGGGGAAATCCCCGCTGGCGCATTAGGGATGGCGGCCAGATCAGTTCCAGATAAGGCGTTGCCGTTAATGTTGCCAAGGGCCAAACCAAAGACTAAGGCTCAGATTGAAGAGCTTGCTAGGCGGGTTTCTGATCAGCAGCTTGGCGTTCACGTTACCCCGCCCAACTCAACAACCAACCTGGCCGGGCGATCCAAGAAAGAAAGCAAACGTCTTGAGGCTTTGCCATATACGCTTGAGCGCGACCCGTCAATCCCAGAGCCAAAAGTCATTGAACCAAATCTTGGGGATGTTATCGTTGGATTCCCAGGCGATCAAACCGTTTCCAATGCAATATTGAGATCGGTAGGGGACATCAAAAACATTGACTCAAACCAAGAAGGCGGGTCAAGGTTTGCTTTAGGGCATCTGCAACTGCCTGAGGAGGTTAGGCCATTTTGGTCTTCAGGGGCCATCCCGGCTACCAACGTACAAAATAAAGTTGGAAGGATAGCCGCATTATTTGATCCGGAAAACATATGGGGCAGCCATCTAGCAATGGGCCCAACATCAAATGATTTTGCAATGCACTTTGCGGATGCAAACTTAAAGTCTATTGATCTTTCCAAAATGACCGTTGGTCAAATCAATGAGTTTGACAAAATCATATCCGATGGGTTTATCAAGAAAAACAAAAAGACAGGTAAGGCAGAGGTTTTTGCTTTTCCCGAATGGCCTGGCATTGCAAACCCAGAGGCGGCATATGAGGCAATGCGTCAAAACCCAGAAATGCGAAAGTGGTTTAACAGCAGGGCCAAGGTTCCAAAAATAACTGATTTGCTTAATATGCCGAAGGGGCAGGATATTCAATGGGCCATCACAGAACCAGACCTGAGGAACATGGAAATCAATATCACAGGGCACACGATGGGCCGACTAAAGCCCGGAGCCCCGCTGACTTCAATGGGGCTTCATAAAACATACTCTCATGAAATTCCTTCGGGCGGCGAGGTTGGTAGGCAAAGATATTTGACTCCATTTGTCTTGTCTCATCCTGACTCGGCCCAGCACATAGCATCAACTCAGAGACCAGCAGACTTTACCGGCACCATTCAAAAGGTATTCCCTCATCAAGTCGTCGACCGACAGTTACAGGATGAACTGGGTCAATACTATGAAATGATGAAGCGATTCACTGGAAAGAAGCGCGGTGGTTTGGTCAAGAAAGAATCCGAAGGCGCTCTATCCCTAATTACTGAGTGAGAAGCAATATGGCAACCCAGTTCCCCGTCGATCCGGAGTTCAACCGCTTCATTGAGGGCCAGCAGCAGGAGGAGCCTGAGCCGCTCGCTGATGACCTGTTCTCTGATGACGATACCGACATTGAGGAGCTTCCTGACGGCGGCGCTATCGTCAAGCAGACGACTGAGGGCCCGATGGAGAACGAGGACTTCTACTCCAACCTCGCCGACGACTTTGACGTAGAGATGGATGACGACCTCGGCGGGCTAGCGTTAAGGTACGTCGAGCTTGTTGAGAAGGACAAGCGGGCGCGGCAAAAGCGTGACGAGCAGTATGAGGAGGGGATCCGCCGTACTGGTCTGGGTAACGATGCTCCTGGTGGCGCTAACTTCAGCGGGGCCAGCAAGGTAGTCCACCCGATCATGGCCGAGGCCTGCATTGACTTTGCCGCTCGAGCCGTTAAGGAGCTATTCCCGCCTGACGGTCCGGTTCGCACCAACATCATCGGCGAGGTTGACGACGACAAGGCTGCGGCCGCCGATCGCAAGCGTGACTTCATGAACTGGCAGCTTACTGACCAGATTGAGGAGTTCCGCGACGAGCAAGAGCAGATGATGACGCAGCTTCCTCTGGGTGGCTCGCAGTACATGAAGCTCTGGTACGACGAGCGCAAGAAGCGTCCCTGTGCCGAGTTCCTCCCGATTGACAACGTGCTGCTGCCGTTTGCCGCGGTGAACTTCTATACCGCCCAGCGCGCGACCGAGGTGCAGGACATCACGCAGTATGAGTTCGAGCGCCGGGTTGCGTCTGGGTTGTACAAGGACATCGGCTGGCTATCCTCCGCGCACGAGCTGGAAGAGACCAAGGCGCAGAAGGCCACCGACAAGATTGAGGGCCGCTCCAAGGGTGAGAATGAAGACGGGATGCGCCGTATATTCCACATATATACCTGGCTCGAGCTAAAGAACGATAAGTACACAAAGGGTGAGTCTGCGCCCTACATCCTCATGATTGACGAGTACAACACCGAGGTCATCGGTCTGTACCGCAACTGGGAGGAAGGCGACGAGGCGATGACCAAGCTTGACTGGATCGTCGAGTACAAGTTCATTCCCTGGCGTGGCGCGTATGCGATCGGTCTGCCACACCTCATTGGCGGCCTCTCTGCGGCCCTTACAGGCTCTCTAAGGGCTCTGCTGGACTCTGCCCACATCAACAACGCTGCGACGCTCCTAAAGCTTAAGGGCGCGAAGCTATCGGGTCAGTCTGTGCAGGTTGAGGTGACGCAGGTTGCCGAGATTGAGGCGGCTCCTGGCATTGACGACATCAAGAAGCTTGCGATGCCGATGCCGTTTAACCCTCCCTCGCCGGTGCTGATGGAGTTGCTGGGGTGGTTGACGAACGCCGCCAAGGGTGTGGTGACGACGGCCGAGGAGAAGATAGCCGACGTTAACGCTCAGGCTCCGGTTGGCACGACGCAGGCCTTGATTGAGCAGGGTGCCGCGGTCTTCTCATCTATTCACGCTCGTCTTCATGCTAGCCAGAAACGGCTGTTGAAGGTGCTTGGGCGTATCAATCGCTGGTATCTGGAGGATATGCAGCGTGATGAGGTCGTGGAGGGGCTTGAGATTAGCCGTGACGACTTCCTAAAGGTCAGTGATGTGGTCCCGGTGAGTGACCCGCACATCTTCTCTGAGACGCAGCGCATGGCCCAGACGCAGGCCGTGATGGCGATCATGGAGAAGGCGCCTGATTTGTTCAATCGCCAGGCTGTTATTGAGCGGTTTTTGAAGCAGATCAAGGTTCCGAGCATCAATGAGTTGATGATTAAGAACCCTGAGCCGACGCTAACGGACGCCGCCAATGAGAATGTGGCGATGGCAAGCAATCAGATGGCTAAGGCGTTCCCTGAGCAGGACCATTTGGGGCATATTCAGGTGCATTTGGACTTTGCAAAGAACCCTGTTTACGGTTCAAACCCCTTAATTGCGCCTATTTACCTGCCAAAGGTCATAGATCATTTGCGCGAGCACATTGTCTTGTGGTATTTACATCGCATGAGCGGCTATGTTGAGAAAACAACTGGAGAAAGTCCGGAAATTTACGAAAACATGGACAATCCTAGGCCGATGGACAAGATTTTTGGGGCTGTTTCTCAGCACGTCATGCTTGATACGCAAGAAACGCTCGCTGGGATCATGCCTGAGATACAAAAACTCATGCAGATGGCCGAGCAATACAAGCAGAAACCGGAGATGCCGCCTGATGCACAGGTGTTGATGCAAACGAGCATGGCGGAGACGCAGCGCAGAGCACAAAGAGACCAGCAAGAGATGCAGTTGAAGGCCCAAGAGATGCAGGCCGAGGCGTCAATGAAGACCCAGAAGATGCAGGCCGACTATGACCTGACTCAGCAGGAGTTGAAGTTGCGCTACGGCTCTAAGCAGCTTGATAACGACCTCAAGGAGCAGATTGAGGGGGCCAAATTGGAGCGGGATGCCGCGGCATTGAAGATTGACCAGGACAAGGTTGCGATTGAGATGGCTAAGGGTGGTTTAGTTCAACAAGGAGACGGCTATGGCAACGAGTGATCAGGAGCAGCGTGGGGTTAACGTGCCCCAGCACAAGCGGATGGCGATGGGCGAGAAGCTTGACGGCAAGAGTATGAAGGGCGGCGAGAAGGAGCCGGCAAAGGGTGGGCTGCAACAGGCAAAGGAAAAGAAATGAAGTTCGTTTCTGATCTGATTGATTTGATTGATGAGCAGCAAACATTCGTGTCCGAGTCTATGTTGGCGGGCGCGAATTCTTGGGAGGCGTATCAGCGTCTAGTTGGGCAAAACATTGGCCTGCAGATGGCGCTCGATTTTATTAACAACTTGCTTGAGGATGGAGATGCAAACTAACGATCTGGAATGGGCTTTCCCATCGGTAGAACCGGGGGCGCGACCTGCTGGCGGACGGATTCTGGTCCAACTGCGGCGGACGAAGCGTAAGACGGCGGGTGCGGGAATCATTCTCGTAGAGGAGACGAAGGAGACGGAGAAGTGGAACAACATGGTGGCTAAGGTCATCGCGTTGGGTCCCCTAGCCTTCTGCCACCGCGACACGCAGAAACCTTGGCCGGAAGGCGCATGGTGCAACGTGGGCGATTTTGTCCGAGTGCCTAAGTGGGGCGGGGATCGATGGGAGATTCCTGTGCCTGGCGAGGACGGCGAAGACCCGGCCCTTTTTGCCATTTTCAACGATCACGAGGTTATTGCGATCGTTACCGGCAACCCTCTTGATATGAAGGCGTTTGTATGACGGACGAAATTCAAGACATTGTTGACGTGGTGGAGGAAACCGACGGCTCCGTCGTCGCTGAGATTCCACAAGACGGCGAGCATCAAGAGGAGCCATCCTCGGAACTGGCGGAGCAGAACCGCAACCGCCGCAAGGAGAAGAAGGAGCGGTATAAGCGTATCAACGAGGAGAAGGATACGCAGCTTGAGCTTTTGCAGCGCCAGAACCGTGAGCTGCTCGATCGCCTAACCGCTGTAGAGCGCCGCGGTGTCCAGTCCGAGGTCTCTTCGATGGAGAAGAAGATCCAGGACGAGGAGGAGCGCTACAAGTGGGCCCAGGATCAGATGAAGAAGGCGATGGGGGAGCTTGACGGGGAGACCTTCGTTAGCGCCCAGCAGGTTCAGGCCGACGCCGAGAAGAAGCTTGAGTATTGGCGCTGGAAAAAGCAGAACACGATTGAGCAGGCTGAGGCACCTCCGAAGGCAGATCCAAAGGTTATCAATTATGCGAACCAATGGATGTCAAAGAATAAATGGTATGACCCTAACGGAAATGATCCGGATAGTGAGATTGCCCGCGTAATTGACGCCCAATTGGTAAAGGAAAATTATGACCCCGCCTCTGCCGAGTATTGGGAAGAATTGGATGCTCGCGTGAAGGAGCGCATTCCGCGTCGCCAGAGCAGGCCTAGGAGCGTCGTAACGGGCTCAGAGAGGGAGACCGCATCCGAGAAGGACGGTAACTCTTTCTACATTAGCCCTGAGCGCGTTAGGGCTATGAAGGAGGCTGGATTTTGGGACGACCCCAAGATGCGGTCAAAGATGATCAAGCGATTTGCAGAGTGGAATCGAAACAATCGGGAAAATGACTAAAAATGGATGCTAGAATTAAGAAACCGTTATCTCTTGGCGGACGCGAAACTCGTGCTAGCGAGGACGCATCAAGGGCTCCTGTAGAGG